TAAAACATTGTCAACCCCTTAGACAAAAAAAAAGAGAGCAATGGGAATTAACTCTCTTTTCTCTTATTTATTATGTACAGGTAACTTATCGGAAAGTAGCTACCTTTCAAGGATATTATTTAATTGACAATCCTTATCTTTCATCAACCCTGTACAAAGTCTTTTTACAAAGAAACAGGTATTCTCCTTTCCATATCCTCCGACAAAGGTGTTTCTCCGTACTCTCCTTCTTCTAGTCGGTAGTGATAGACACCACCTAGCCACTTGCCAATGACATTCCTTCTGCCATAGTTTTGTTTTCGTAAAGACCTTATCCCTGCTGACGTTCCAGTTTCAAGGTAACCGATTAATTGTGATACCTCCTGTACACTGTGCCATTTCTTATCTGACAAAACGTCAAGTATTAATGAGGACATTCCTTTTCTTCTATGGTAAACTTTTTCTTCCTGTACATCTTCAGTCATCAGCATTTCCTTCCCAAGCATCAGCATCGTCTGCTCTGACTAAATCTTTGTAATAAGCCCGTATGATATCTCCCTTATTTTCTCCGTACTCTACAGTCATACCTTGATGCATGAGATTAGACTCTTCCACTACAGCGTCATAAGTATCATCAAGTTTACTAATATCAGCATAAGTAATATGGTCTACTCCACTGTCTTGTATATCTGATATGAGAGTTTTAACTTGATTGACAAGTTTTAACTGCGTATCTGTAATAATAGGCACTTCTAACTTCTTCTTTTTCGCCATGTCTTCCTCCTCTTTTATTTTTAACTCGGACTCTAACCAAGTAATGAATTTACTCTCTGACATAATATTCTCCCTGTCAAGTTATTTATTTTACATCTACCAAAGAATAGATGTTTCCTGTATTGCCTACAAATCTTTTTATAAGTTTATTACCACATTTTATCTCTACAAGGGTATTAAGATTTATATTTCGGTAGCCACCACTTGCCATATCAAATACTGTTAAGTACCGAATATGGTCGTTGACATTTATGCCACCCTTGAGGTGTTTCTTAACTCCCAGTTTACAATTCATTTCCCTAACCTCGCCATTCTTTTTGACAAACTTAGCTTTAAATATTTTCTGCCCTACAGTGCGCTTAATTACTGGAGTTACCAGTGCTTCAGTGTATAGTGTCATTTTCGTCTTCCTCCTCCTCGTTAAATTCAATGGCCATTGTCATGTACAGACCAGCTAATGTATTTATTATTACACCTATCATATCAACCTTAGATATTCCTAGTAACACATACTTATTGTATAATTCAAGTAACTCTTTAATAAACCCTTCAGTTACCTTTATATTATGTTCTTCCATATATGTTTCCTTATAAGTTTAACTAAAGGTAGACCTTACAAAATTTCCTGTCAAGTACTTTTTTTTTGTTGACATAGTTTTTATAAAAAGGTACTAGTAATGGAGAGAAGGAGAATACTATGGTAGGAGAAACTGATGTTGCTACATTTGTTAAGGCACTATCTATACCCACTGATGAAACTTACAGAGGCAGTTGCCCTGTTTGCCATCATCAAAATACTTTCAATGTCACTAATAGTTCTGGCAGGTTGCTGTATAATTGCTACCATGCTGACTGTTCAGTTGGAGGGACTACAAAAACGGGCGATCTTATTCAGACATCGTCTAGGACAAAAAATCAAACACCTCAAAAGGTAGACTTATCTGTATATAACAAACAGTGGGTAGGCCTAGACCGAAGTCAAAGAGTTGTTGACTACTTAAAGTCTGTACAGGCTTACCATGCTTACAAAAATAGGTTTGCTAACATTCGCTATGATGTCAAGGAGGACAGGTGTGTCTTTCTTGTATACAAAGACAAGACGTTGGTAGATGCAGTTGGTAGGTCGCTGACAAATATCAAACCAAAATGGAAAAGGTATGCATCATCTCGTGTGCCGTTTGTAACAACAAATGACAGCAAGTACCTTGTAATTGTAGAGGACTGTGCTTCTGCTTGTGCATTGACATTTGCTAATGTACAGGGCATGGCTCTTATGGGTACAAGTTTGTTGACAGAATATTTAAAATATGTTAAGGGTTATAGCCGAGTTACAATAGCACTAGACAAAGATGCTTCAAAAAAGGCAATGAAAATGGTGCATGAACTAAACATTCATGTACAGACAAAGTTAGTGTTACTAGACAGAGACATAAAAAGGTGGAGTACAGAACAAATAAGGGAGAAGTTCAATGTCACTTGAGAAACAAATACTATCAGCGTGTTTATCTAACGAATTTTATAAGGATACAGCAGAGGTTGTGTCTAAAGAAATGTTTGCCAATGGTGTGGGGACAATTTTTGACACCATCAGTTTTGCCCAACAGAAGTACGAGAGTGATTTAGATGTTAATACTCTGATACAGCTACACAGGAATAAGTATCCTGCACTACCAGAGTCATCAAGAGAACCTATAGAAGATGTTATACGAGAGCTTAGTAAGTTTATGCCAAGTAGCAAAATCATTCTAAAAGATTTAATCATTGACTTCTGGAAGAAAGACAAGGCTCACAAGATTAGTGACTTATCCGCTGACATTTGGTTAGGCAACAGTGACGACTTTACGTCATTGAGAACTTTGGTTGACACGGCTATAGATAATACACCTGAAGAGGAAGGAAACTACCAAGAAGTGAAAGATGATGTGAAGGATTATGTAGAGGGGTGGGATCAAGGGTTTGAATTTAAGTTTGAGTTACAATCTTTGGCTGACAGAATAAGCGGTGCAGGTAGAGGAAACTTAGGAATTATATTTGCTAGGCCAGAGACAGGAAAGACAACCTTCTGTACATACTTAGTTGCAGAGTACATTAAGCAGGGATTTAAGGTGGCATACTTTGCTAACGAAGAACCCGGAAGGCTAGTCAAAGGAAGAGTATTCTCTGCGTACCTTAAACGATCCATTGATGAGATGAAAACAAACTTAGAAGACTCTATGGATGTATACAAGAAAGAGATAGAACCTAACTTTAAATTGTTAGAGGGTAGAGGCATTACACTATCAGAGATTGAAAAATTTATTGACATACATAAGCCTGATGTGGTAATGGTGGATCAGTTAGATAAGGTGGCCATTAGTGGTAACTTTGCCAGAACGGATGAAAAGCTAAAAGCCCTGTATGAGGGGGCAAGAACAATGGCTAAGAAACAGCAGGTTTTACTTTGGTCAGTATCACAAGCATCCTACGATGCACAGGGTAGACAAGAGGTAGATTTCAGTATGCTAGAAAATAGTAGGACAGGAAAGGCTGCGGAGGCTGACATTATTATAGGTATAGGAAAGAACTATGGTGAGGAGGAAGATTATATACGACATCTTTGTGTATCTAAGAATAAACTTAACGGGTGGCACGGCACAGTGACCTGCTCTATTGATATATACAGAGCGAGGTATGAGTTGTGATATTAAAGGCCGAGGGATTTGATGGTGCAATATTAGGGTTAGGTAGAAGATGCGGACAGTCTGATTTGTTAGTTTACGATGCTGACAAATGCGTAGCCATACTTATGAAAGATGGAATGACAGACGAAGAAGCTATGGAATACTTTGAGTACAACGTGGTAGGATCATGGATGGGTGAAGGAACACCTATCTTTCTGTACAGTGGAGAAGATCATGAAGTTTAACTATAAAATTACCAATATTAATTACGTAGAATCTAAAGTAGCTATTAAATATTGGTGTGAAGGGATGACTTCTTACAATGGCTTTTCAGAAACATTGGACTTTGATATTGAAAAAATAAAAGACATAACAGAAGATGAATTTGATATGAGAGTGTATGAGTACGTTAAAGTTAAATTTAATGAACTTCTATTTAAGTATGAAAATTATAAAAGTGGCAAGTATGATATTATAGAAAACGTGGCAAAGTCTGCGAGATCAATAGATGTCCTGTAAAGAACAATATGAAATGAGAAAACCTCTGCTGTTAGGCAGACAGATACGTAACAACTTTACTATACAGGAAAAACTACATAAAGATGTTATGATAGAACTGCGACAAATTGCAAAGTTTTATAAAATTAAACAGGTTAAAGATTTAATACGCACTAAAAAAATATTCTACAGTCATTCTGTATTTATGGTTGACAAAGGAAAGTTTGATTCTTTTACCTATTCTGACGAAAACTATAATCATTTTAAATTTGTAGGAAAAAAACTAACCGATTACTATGAGGAGAAAGCACCTAGTACTTTTAATAAAAATTTAACATGGAAACAATACTTACCAAAAACTATGGAACTAGAACATAAATATTTTTACAACCACCCCAAAGAGATTAAGTATGATTTGGATGGCAAAGAGATAGGTTCTTTAATTCTTGGAAAACCTCCTGCTGTTGCTGATTTAAAAAATAAAATTATTTCTTCTGGACTTTTGTTAGAGGATTTTATACCATTTGCTTGGGGGTATAAAAACTACGGTATGGCCGTAGAGTTTCACCCTAGAGAGACATTCTTTGGGTTTGGTAATTGGTGGGGGGATGAAAGTATGGAGATGGTGTGGGTAAGATGAAAAAAAGAATACACGTAAATCAACACGTTATAAGAAGCAACAAAAAGAACAATGAGAATAAGCCTGTACTAACTATTAAAACTTATCAAGACAATACCTATGGTCACGAAGTAAATATATTAGGAAACAGCAAAGTTGTGTACAGGCCAGATAAACCCCTGTCTTGTGGGGCAAAAGTATGGATAGAAACGGATGCGGAAGTGGTGGTGAAATGATAACCGTTCTTGACATAGAAACAACATATAAAAAAGATGAGTCAGGTAAGTTAGACCTTGATCCTTATACAGGAAACATGTTGGTGTCTGTGGGGTACAGTGTTGTAGGTTCTGATATAATAGCTCCCTTTACAGAGAAAAAGATTTATCGCCCTGACAGTGAGGGCTACCTCTGCTTCACTCACACAGAAAAAGAACCAACAGAGAATGGCTTTGCTATACTGCAGAAAGTTCTGGATAATACAGAAGTTTTAGTAGGGCATAACATTAAGTTTGACCTGAAGTGGCTCCTTGCTTGTAACTTTACCTATACAGGGAAGCTATACGACACGATGATAGCTGAGTATGTTATACACGGTGGAGATAAAATTGCTCTGTCTTTATCTGAGTCAGCCAAGAGGTATGATTTAGATGAGAAACGTACCGACTTAACTGCACAGTACATGAAAGATGGTGTATCTTTTGACTACATCCCTTGGGATATTGTAGAGGAGTATGGCAGGGCTGATGTGGAAGTTACAAAACAATTGTACACTGCACAGCAACAGGCAGTAAAAGATGGTCTTGCACCTACTGTAGGTTTAATGAATGAGATGTGTCAGGTTCTTACCGAGATGGAAAATACTGGTATGAAAGTTAGTGTGAAAGCACTTACAGATATTAGAGAGCAATATAGTAATGAATACAATGAGTTACATGAGTTTCTTGAGAGAGAAGTTAAACGTACAATGGGAGATACTCCTATAAATTTAGACAGCCCAGAGGATAGATCTAAAGTCTTGTACAGCAGAGGAGTAACAGATAAGAAATATTGGGCAAGCACATTTAATTTGGGCTATGAGCAGTACGGCAGTACAAAGAGAAAGAAGAGAGTGCGTAAACATAGCAAAGATGATTTTATTAAAAAGGTAAGAACTTATACAAAGGTACTACCACACACCGAGTCTCACCAGTGTGGTGCCTGTAGAGGCAGAGGATACTTTAACCCTCTTAAAAAGGATGGCACGGTAGGTAAGGCTAAAAGAATTTGTAAGACTTGCAACGCTGATGGTGTGGTGTTTAAATCTACAGGACAGGTGGGTGGATTCAAACTTGTACCTAGAGATGCTTATGATGTTAGTACACATGGATTTAAAACAGACCGACCAACTTTAGAGAGTCTATCTATGTCTGCTAACGATGAGCAAAAGAAATTTATCAGTGCCTATATAAAGTACAATGCCATAGGTACTTACCTAAGAACATTTGTAGATGGTATAGAGAGGGGCTTAGATAGTAAAGGATTTATACACCCACACTATATGCAATGTGTTACGGCTACAGGAAGACTATCATCTCGTAATCCAAACTTTCAGAACATGCCAAGAGGTACAACCTTTCCTGTAAGGGCTTGTGTTATATCTCGTTGGGAAGGTGGAAAGATACTGGAAGGAGATTACAGTCAGTTAGAATTTAGAGTGGCAGGGTTTCTTGCACAGGACAAACAGGTGTATGCTGATGTGCGAAAAGGTTTTGATGTGCATACTTTTTCTGCAGAGGCTCTAGGAGTTTCTAGGCAAGAGGCAAAAGCACACACATTTAAACCCCTATACGGAGGCACTTATGGGACAGAAAAAGAAGTTGCGTACTACGATCTTTTCAAGGCCAGATATTCAGATGTTGCTAAATGGCACGTCTCTTTACAAGACGAAGCAATTAAGACAAAAAAAATCACCCTTCCTTCTGGTAGGATTTATCATTTTCCTCACGTTCGTAGGAACTTTTATGGGGGTTCTACACACGCTACCGCCATAAAGAACTATCCTGTACAGGGATTTGCTACTGCAGACTTGCTCCCGCTTGCTCTTATAAACTTACGAAAAGTTTTGTTTGACAACGACATGCAGTCTGTAGTATGTAATACAGTACATGATTCAATTGTCCTTGATGTCTTTCCACAAGAGGAAAAGAAGGCGATTGAAATTTTAGCGGAGTCTATGTTGAGTATAAAATCTGAAGCTAAGAAACGATACAATGTTGACTATGACATGCCTGTTGGTATTGAATTGAAAATTGGTAAAGATTGGCTTGATATGGATGAAGTTTTAACAATCTAAACTAAAGGAGAAATTATAATGTCAAACGATGTTGTAACTAATAAAGCAAACGTAGCACCTTCACTGAAAGATATGTCAGTGGCAGAACTCGCTACACTCACCGGTCAAGAAGTAAGTAACAACGAAGGCCAGAGTCTTCCTCGCCTAGCCATAAACCACGCAGAAGAGGACAACGATGGTAAAACTATTCCACGAGGACAGTTTTCTTTAAAACTGCCGGATGGGGTAACTGCCTATGCAAAAGAAGCCCACATAAGAATATTCTACAGGTTATTTACATATAGTAGATGGGATGTAGAGCAGGGGTCTTTTGGTTGCCAGACTATACAGACGACAAGTCTCGGTGCTGACTTCTACGATACAGAAGGTAATATGCGTTGTGGCAGACTAACTAAAGATGAGGCGGCTGGTCTCGCTAAAGATAGTCCGGAAATGAATTTACACAAGAGTGTGAAGTGTAACCAGATCCTGTACAACACAGTACAGCTAGTTGATCCTGTAGATGCTGATGGCCATAAGGTAGTGATGCCTGATGAAGTGCCATCTGTTTGGTACATCCGTGGTTCTAGTTTCATACCTGTAAGTGATCACATTAAAATGATTGCTAGACAGAAACAAATCATGTGTACTGTTGTCAACAAAGCAACTACAGCTAGAAGAAAAATGGCTGGCAACTCTTACTATGTTCCTGTAATGGCTACACTTAAAACTGTAGAAATAAAGGATACAGACCAAGAGCTAATGACTAAGTTCTTTGAAACTAAAGAAGCCATCAACAATAAAGTGATGGGACAGTGGAGAGAAGCTAAAGAAAAGAATGCTAAACTTGGAGACTTAAATGACTTCGGTGACGTTCTTTCTGCTACAGGATAGGCTATGTTTAGCCCTATCTTAATGAAAGTACAGGGATTACTAGATCGTGCCACTAAAGAAGGCATTGATCTAGACCCCCAACTTTTAGAAAACTTTAAGAATGACTGTGGTAATGCCCTAGTTAAGCAATTGTCTCGTGGCAAGAGCGACTACTCTCTACGTATGAGTGGCTTGGGCAGACCCATGTGTCAGCAATGGCATGATAAAAATGGATCTCCTAAAGAGGTGCAGTACAATTCTATCATGCGTTTTTTATTTGGAGATATAATAGAGGCTATCTCTATGGTGGTTTTAAAGTCTGCCGGAGTAAATATAGAATCCGAACAAGAGAGAGTTAAGTTAGATCTAGATGTGTGTGAACTTAATGGTACACTAGATGTTGTCATAGATGGCAAAGTGTGGGATATAAAATCAGCATCCCCCTATGCTTTTTCCAAGAAGTTTGGCGGAGAGTTTGGTGGGTACAATAAGGTAAAAGAAGATGACACCTTTGGATATATCATGCAAGCACACCTGTACAGCAAAGCAAAGAACATGCCTTTTGGTGGGTGGATTGTTGTAGATAAAGCCTCGGGTGAGTGGGCTGTTTGTGAAGCACCAGACCAACAAGAAGAAGACTGTGCAGAGCAGATAGCAAAAGCTAAAAAAACTGCTAAAATAATGTTGGCAGATAAGCCTTTGAAGAAAGAGTTTAAAGACAAAGAAGAAACTTTCCGTGTACAGAGCGGTCCAAGGAAAGGTGAGATAGTTGCTACAGGAAACAGAGTAATGCACTCCGTGTGTGGTTTTTGTGATTATCGGGCTCAATGTTGGCCTGACTCACAGTTGCACAAGAAAGTAGGAACACAAGCAACCCAACGACCATTTGTTTGGTATACAAAATTAAAGAAAAGAGAGATTGTGTTGTGATATACTTGTCTACAGAAGTAACCATAGGAGATAGTTATGTAAATGAAAACGTATACTTTGCCTACCAAGAATGTGATAAACTTTTTGGTGGGGATAGTATCATAAAAGAATTACGTAATAGACCTAATGGTATACCCATAAGAATGTCGCAGACATTTGACCTAGACGAGCCTTGGGGTGATGATAGGCTTGAAGAACACATGGAGAAAATAGATTATGATTTAGATATATTAGCTATAAAAGCAAAAAAACGAGATAGTTTAGTAGTTTTACACTGGACAGGAATAGAAGAACACCGTAGCATTCTAAAACAGAGTGCACCTAAAACTTTCAAATATTTCAATGATAAGTTTGAGGAAATAATATTTAAAAACTTGCCGAGGGTATAATGGTACTAAGACATCACGGCTACCGATCAGACTTTGAATTGTCTATCGCTGTAGCTTTCAATAGAAATAATATAAAATTTAAATATGAATCGGAGAAAATAGATTATGTTAGGCATTCTACTTATAATCCTGACTTTACTATAGATGGTAAAGCTTTCCTTATAGAGGCAAAAGGTCTCTTCTCTACAGCAGACAGGGGTAAACACCTGTTGATTAAGAAACAACACCCAGAAATTGATTTAAGATTCTTGTTTATGAGAGCAAGTAATAAACTTTATAAGGGTTCTAAAACTACATATGCTGGGTGGTGTGAACGGTACGGCTTTAAATGGTGCGAAGGATTTTTACCACAAGAGTGGTTAGATGAATAAGGAAGATCTAAACGGTTACAGAGATAGACTCCCCTCGGACATGTATGTTATACTGCTTAAACCGGATGGGGAGGATGGGGTTAGCCTCGCTGTAATAGACACACACAATGTTGGTGATAATTATGTAGATCTATCTTACATTCTTTCTAGGGGTGTACTGTCTTTATTGGCCAATGATATGGATATGATAAAGGAAAGAGGGCAAAGTGTTATACTGGAGGAGATGAGAGGCGAAACTAAACTCCCTATAATTGATAGCGTTATGGACAGGACAAAACCTACCCCACGTATACAGAGAGATAATATCATATCTATATTTGGAGAAGATGATGATCAGTAGTAGTTCAAAAAGAAAGAAAAAAGAATTTAATAGCCACAATGATATGATCAGGCAATCTGTAAAAGGAAAAGATAGGCAGGTAGGCGGTGATCATTACATAGATTTTAAAATTATGCCCATTGAATACATTTCAAAAAATAAACTTGACTTCCTTGAGGGAAATATTGTAAAGTATATATCTCGTCATAGAAAAAAGAACGGGGCAGAGGACATAAGAAAAGTCATACATTATGCAGAATTAATATTAGAATTAGAATATGGAGAAGATTAGATGGCATCGTTACTAGGAGGAAATTATTTACCAACAGAATATCAGTCGTTTATACATATGTCTAGATATTCTCGGTGGCTAGAGAAAGAAGGAAGAAGAGAGAGTTGGAGTGAGACAGTAGATAGACTTATATCTTTCTTTCGTCAAAATGTAGAAGGAGTAGATGAAAAATCTTGGGAGGATATGGAAGAAGCTATACTGTCATTAGGGGTTATGCCCTCTATGAGAGCACTGATGACAGCCGGTAAAGCTTTAGAGAGAGAGCACATTGCTGGCTATAACTGCTCGTATATACCGATAGATAGTCCGAGAGCTTTTGATGAGGTGCTGTATATCCTTATGAATGGCACTGGAGTAGGTTTCTCTGTAGAGAGACAGTACGTTGATAAGTTGCCTACTGTGCCTGATGTAGAGTTTGAACATACAGAGGATGTGATATCCGTTGTGGATTCTAAAGAAGGTTGGGCAAAAGGGTTCAGAGATTTAGTATCCTATCTGTACACAGGAAGAGTACCTAAAATTAACGTGTCAAAGATACGACCTGCTGGTACAAGACTTAAAACATTTGGTGGTAGAGCTAGTGGGCCCCAGCCTCTTGTAGATCTTTTTGACTTTACTATTACGAAGTTTAAAGAATCAAGGGGGAGAAAGCTTTCCTCCATGGAGTGCCACGATATAGTTTGTAAGACGGGTGAGGTAGTAGTAGTGGGTGGTGTACGTAGATCAGCCCTTATATCTTTATCTAATTTATCCGACCAACGAGTGCGTGCCGCTAAGTCTGGTGCTTGGTGGGAAACAAACCCAGAGAGAGCACTGGCTAATAACTCCGTTGCTTATACAGAGAAACCAGACGCAGGTATCTTTATGAAAGAGTGGCTGTCTTTATATGAAAGTAAATCCGGTGAAAGGGGTATCTTTAGTAGGGCTTCTGCACAGGCAAAGGCTGCTGAGAATGGTAGGCGGGATGCCAGTTGGGACTTTGGTACTAACCCTTGTAGTGAAATTATACTACGACCTAATCAATTCTGTAATCTTACAGAGGTGGTGGTACGTGCCGGTGATACGGTGGCTACCCTTAGTAAGAAAATACGAATTGCCACATTACTAGGCACAATACAATCTACCTTTACTAACTTTGGATACCTAAGAAAGAGATGGCAAGACAATACAGAAGAAGAAAGACTGCTCGGTGTGTCTCTTACAGGAATTATGGATAGCACACTGTTAAATGGCAAAGAAGGTGGGTTAGAAAAAAGATTAGAAACTTTAAAGGGTGTTGCTGTAGAGGCCAATAGTTATTGGGCACTCAAGTTTGGTATAAACCAAAGTACAGCTATTACTTGTGTCAAACCTTCTGGTACGGTCAGTCAGTTAGTAGACAGTGCTAGTGGTATACACGCAAGACACAACCCTTATTATATAAGAACAGTACGAGGAGATAACAAAGATCCCCTCACTGAATTTTTAATTAACTCTGGTATACCAAGTGAGCCAGATGTTATGAAACCAGAACATACTACAGTATTCTCCTTTCCGATGAAAGCACCCCTAGGTTCTGTTTGCAGAAACGATATGACTGCAATAGAACAGCTTGAGTTATGGAAGATTTATGCAAAGCACTGGTGTGAGCATAAGCCTTCTGTTACTATTTCGGTAAAGGAAAATGAGTGGGTACCTGTTGGTGCGTGGTGTTGGGAAAATTTTGAATACCTTAGTGGTGTCTCCTTTCTCCCCTTTTCCGACCATACGTATCAGCAGGCTCCCTATCAAGATATAACTGAGAAAGAATATAAGAAACTTGTAAAAAAAATGCCCGCAACTTTAGATTGGAAAAAGTTACAGGACTTTGAAAAGGAAGATAACACGAAGGGATCACAGGAATTAGCCTGTACTGCCGGAGTGTGTGAGTTGGTGGATATATAGTGAAGTGTGCTAAACCTATAATAGCTACAGAGGATGCTGGGTTAATTAGAAAAGTTATAGCCTATTACATAAAGTATGCGTCACCCCCTGATAAAGAAGTAGAAGAAAAACTTCTAAATCTATTTCACAGACTAGGAAGATTGGAAAGATAAGATGGCTGAAGCAAGCCTGTTTGAACTATCCGTAAAAGTTAACACAGATGGTAAAATAGTAACACAAATTGATTACATAAAAAGAGAAACTCTTACCACCGCTTTAGATACATGGAAAAAAGATTATCCTAATACCCATGTACTGGGAGCAGTGGTAGAATATTTAAAGAATGTCGGGCACACTGTAGAGGAAGACGTAGCTAAACTTTGTAGGTCTTAGTAATTGTAAGA